AACATCATCTTTTGAATTATAAACCTTGTTTGTATCTTCATTAAGAATGTCAAATATTTCTTTAAATATATTATCCCAGAAATACTTGCTCATTCCACTTGCAACAAGGTTTATATAATATTCGCTAACTGTTATAGGTTTTAAGTCTACCATTATATATTCATATCTTCTTTAACGCTTTTTTCCATGTCAGGCTCAAAGTCATCACTAATCTTTTTAATTTCTTCATCAGAGAATAAAATATATCCATCCTCTGTAAGATGTTGTGCAACTTGTCGACCTGTCATTATTTGAGCTTCTTTTAGTTTTAAATAGTTATCTAGCTTTCTGCTGTTAATTTCTGCCATGTCTTTTTCAGACATAACTCTTAACGGCTTCCATTTAGGTCTAAAGTCCGGGAGTTCACGCCCAAACAATTGTAAACAACGTAAGTTTACAACCCATGTTATAAGCTGTCTTGCTGGTATTCTAACTTCACTATCAACAGTTCCGTTATAATTTTCTAAATCGTCTTCACCACTTGAAAAACCACTTGAACCTATTCCAAATAGTTTTGATACTGGATAACGCAAATATCCGCAAAATACATACATTAGCTGTTGTACTAATTGTGGAATACCGCCGAAGTTGATTTGCTTTTGAATATAATCGTCAGTTGCATCCATTGCTAACGAGCATTTATAATTTTTATTAGCCGTTGCAATCTGTAAACGTTTTCTTATTTGTTGCTCGCCTGCTGGTCCAGCTGCTAATGTCGATGATAAATCAGCGATCTTAAATATATCAATCTTAGCTTCAGATAACAATTCAAGAGTAACACCAAAACCACCTAAAAGGCTTTCAACAGGCTCTAAAATACCTTCAAACAAAGAGGTATTCCAACCTTGCAACATTGCTCTTGTTTGATAAGGGGCTTTAGTACCTGTAAATAAACCAATCCTTGAACTATCAATAATTGCAGACGTCGCTTGCTCTTTAGTTTTGATACCTTCTAACGCATCTGTAAAAGTGAAGTATTGCGAATTATAAGGGCTATCAGCATTTTGATAACATTGCCATCTATTAGTAGCTAAGAACTTTAATTTCTTACCTTTTAATTGTTTGCGATCTAAAGGTAATGACGGATCTTGTTCAGTATTAGCAATCAAACAACCGCCACCGTATAACCTACCCCAGCGGATTGTGTCGGCTATTGCTTCTAAGTCGCCTTCTTCATCCATTGTCTTACGCAATGTTTCAAGCTCTTCAGTGTCAAGCGTTTTTGTATCAATTATTAAACCATCATTACGAAACGCATCTTCTACTTTTTGATTTACAGCAGTTTGTAAAAAAGAGTTTTTATTGTAAGCGTTTGTAAGTCCTATCCAATTATAGGTTATTAACTGGTGTATAGACTTGTTAAAAATCTTATTATAAAGGCGTTCGTCGTATATCTCACCGTTTGGCATGCAAGGAATATCTAACGTGTTTGCAAGCCCGTTATAAACCCTATTATTAACAAGTTTTTCACGCTTTTTATTAAATTGTTTTCTACTGTAGAATTGTGTCATAATACGTCTAAAATTGATATTTTACGGTTTGCAATAGTGTTATTAACAAGGTGTACAAGCGTATCAACAATATCATCGTGCACTTGCGTTAAATCCCTTGTAAACTCATCGCATTCAGCTAAAAATATAGGATTTTGCCCATACTGTGCACTTTCAGGCAATAACACTTGACCGCTTGCCAAATATTCTAAAATTTCCTCAACCCTTGCAAGTTTATCTTTTGTAACTTCAATCGGAATAACTGGGATTGCTGTCGATTTTAAATCTTGAATAAGTTGTATTCCGCTTGCTTTATTTTCTAAGTAAACACCGCTACAACTTGTTTTATCTGTAAACTTCCAAGAGTTATAAAGGTTTACAATGGTACGTTTTAAATCAGGATATTCAAGTTTTGCATGTACCATTTGCAAGATATGAAGCTTACCTTGCTCGGTAACTCCACCAACCAAAAAACATGTATAATCTGCGTGCTCTTTAGCCATTAAAGCGGTATCACCGGCAATAACGATTTTATTATACTTATAATCGTGTGCTAAAGAATAATACTTAAACCAATCACGCTTAATAACCGCACCGCCTAAAATGATTGGTTGTTGCTGATATTGTGCAACAAACATGTAGTTATTAACCTTTAATTCCTCAATACGTTCTTTCGTGTATTGTGTTGGTAATTGGCAAACGCCGTTTTCATCTAGTAACGGACGGCGTAATGTTTCAAAATTATATTTTTTTTCAAGTATTCCGCTTAAATCTTCCAAATGTAAGCGTTGCTGAATATTGATTATAGGTACATTTGAGTTATTTAAACGACTTAATAAGGTTTCTTCATAATACCTTATAACCTTTTCTCGCATAACTTGAGAGCGGATATCAGCCGGTTTATTTGCGTCGTCTATTATTAACGCACCTGTAAAACCTTTACCGTTCCTTATGCCGGCACCATAACCCGTAATCTGTGAACCTATAGAAGAAAACAAACAAACACCGCCTTGAGCGGTTATAATCTTTTTACTTGAATAAGTGTTTTTTCCAGTTTCTTTTTTCAAATACTCAAGCCAAAAATCATCAATAGGATTTGTTTCTTCATTCTCAAAAGTGATACTTGAAGGATATAATGCTTTGTAGATTGGATGTTCTAAAATGTTTCTAACACTAGTAGCAATATCCGTTAATAAAGATTGTGAAAAGGATGTGTAAATGATATTGCTTTTAGGATTTAAGGTTAGAACATAAACTAAAAAGAACTTAGCAAGCGTTGTCTTGCCACTTCTAGGAGGCACGTTGACGTTAAGACGGGTAACTTCCCCTTTATAAAGTTTGTCAAAATACTCAAACAATCCCTCATGTATGGATTCGATAACAAAAGGCTTGTTTTCAATAGCTTTAAACATGTATTGAACCCATGCTTTAAAACCTCTTAAAATCAATGCCTTACCTAATAAACCATTATCCATAAGCCTTAATTATTTATAAAGTCGTCAATATGCTTGTTAACGTCTTGCCATTCCTCCGGCAATACGTATTTTGTATTCTGTTGAATACTACCTGTTATATTCTGTGTTTGTGTCTGATCGCCTGTAACTCTAAGAAAACCATTAGCAGCGTTTACTCTATCGCTTTTCTTTGCTTCTTCATCTGTCATAACTTCAACAAGAGTATTTAATGCGATTATACGTCCATCTGTTTTAATTTTCGCAATTTGTTCATCGTAAGCAAGCTCTAATTTTTTTTGGATTTTTTCGGAAATTTTTGCATTATTTTCCTTTTTTTCTTTTGTCCATCCGTAATAGTTTGCTTTTTCGGATACTTGTTTGGCTGTAAGACCATATTTTTTTGCTATTTCTTGAGGTTTTAAATTATTTTTATAATCCTTTTGAATACTATTTAAAACATCCGTAGGAATTGAACTTTTTTTACCCATGATAATTATCCTTCTGTCCTAAGCGATTTAAAATTAGCAAAATCTATATTTAATTTTATAGGGTTTATAACTTTACCACTTTTATATACAATTTTACCTTTTCTTAGTGTTCTCGTCATTTTTTCCCATTGAGCCGGTCTAATTCTACCACCCGGAGCCTTTTTAATATCCTTTAATGCGACTTGCTCATCAATAAATTTTTGAACAGTACCAGTAGAGGCTAAAGGTCTGTTGCTGTTCCAATTAGAATTATAATATTTATTTCCTTGTTCCATAATACTATATATCCTCTGAAACAAGCTCGTTAAAAAAATTACGTCCCCCCATTGCTATAAAAAATTTCTCATTGTTTTTTTCTAACCAATCAGAAACAGAAACAATATCTATTGGAATACAATTATCATCAAGTATTTTACAAACTTTGTATATTTCCATATAGCTATATGGTAGGAATTTATAATTACAAAGAGGGATTTTCCCAGTTAATAAAATATTGCGTAAAAATTTACGATGAAAATCAGTTGTAAAACAGCTATCATTTTCATTGGTATAATATTTATATTTTTCTTTTAATAACAATTCTATTCTTTTTAATAAACTTTGTTCAAGTGGAAATTTTTCTTTAAGATATCCAAAATTAAATGTATTTTTAAATAAAGGATAACTATATGTTGTTAAATTATAGATATCTCTAACAATTACTAAATTATAAGATTCATTAGGATAATTCTCAATTATAAGTAAATCGTAATCGTTATCGATTTTAAAACTTTTATATTCATGCTTTATAACCATTATAAACCCTCATTTACATCTCTTTTCTAATAACTGTTTTAATTTTTCCGATTATTTCGGATTGTCCGTTGAAATTCTTACGCAATTGCAAAAATATAGGGTTCCCGTTTTCGTCCTTCAATCTAGACTTTTGGAAATCCCCGTAATAAACATTTTGATTGCCTTTTGTACCGTGTTTAATGTTGTTAACCTTTTTACGCCAATACTCGAGTTTTTGAAGTGCCTTTTTGCCGGTTAAACAAAATTCTTTATCCTCTCCAGCCGGTCGCCATCGGTAGTCTTTAAACTTCAAACATCCGCAATGCGGGCAAATACCGAACTCAATTTTTCTGTAGCTATTTTTAAACGAAAATAGCACATACGAAAAAGACGCACTAAATTGTGCGTTGCAACAAATCAACATATAAAAACCCTCAAATAAAAAAAATAAAGACAACTACTAAGCCTTTATGTCGAGGTTTCAGAGTTGGAAAACGTCTTTACCGAATTATATCCAGTCTACCACCTCAAAGGCTATAAATATTATAAACTATGTTTTAAACGTTGTCAATAGGTTTTAAAAAATTTTTTTTTAAACCCAAAAGGTAACACAAAAAATTTTCTGTGTAATTTTATCCCCAATTTAAATATTTTATCCCCAATTTTATCCCCAATTTAAATATTTTATCCCCAATTTTATCCCCAATTTAAATTTTATGTTATAATAAACCCAAAGGGCATAACTGGACTTGAGCCAGTCCCGGCAATGTGGGGGAGGACGTCCAATATCCCCACATCTGCCAAAGATAAGACAAAAAAATGCACCCGTGAGGGTGCATTCTGTTATATGGTTTTAAATCTTTATATTTCTAATGGTAATTCTTCTTTATCGTGTTTAACTTCAATATGATTTTCAGCATTTATGATTGATTGTGTTTCTCTGTATTCTCTAGCTTCTGCAATTTTTGTAAACTCAATTTCTGAATTAGTAAATTCATTTACAGCTTTTTCAATTTCAGATAAACTTACATTAAAAAATTCTTTACGATAATTTATTCTATTGACACTTTTATTTTTAAATAATTCATGTAATTGTTTTTCTAGTTCAGGGGCATTATCTGAATGTATCATTGCGTGTATATCAAAACTAAAAGGCACAGAAGCATTTCCTAATTCATCAATTCTTTCTTGTGGATCCAATCTTCTTGTCATACCAATTTTATAAATATTTTCACCAAATGAACCAATATTAGAAATTATATATACATTTCCTGTTTTTGTTAATTGAGCTTGAGAAACAGCTCTTTTACTATTTTCAATTTGTTCATTTAATTTATCAATTTCTTCTTGATATTTTTTCGCTTCTTCCTCTTTACCTTGCTCAAAAGCTTCTTGTTGTAATCTTTTTATTTCTTCTTCTCGTTTTTGTTGTTCTTCAATTTCCTTTTGTTTTTTCTCTAATTCTTTTTGTAACTTTTCTTCTTCTCGAATTTGCTCTTTTATCCGTTTTTGTTCTTCCTTTTCTTCGTACTTTTTAAGGTCATATTCATAAGCAAGTTTTAATTCTTCTTGTTTTAGCTTTAAATAATTTTTGCCAATATGAATATCACGAATAACACATAATTTATTTATATCATCAAAAGTTTTAATTATGCGTTCTTCCATTTTGTTAACATTATTCCAGCTTACATTTTTAATAAAACTATCGCATTGACCATTAAATGCTTTTAAAACTAATTTTATCAGTTTGTTTGTATCTTGTTTTCCTTTTGTTTTACTCCCTGAAACAGTCCAGGTTGTTGTACAATATACCGCTTTTCCACTTTTAATTTCTGATTTTTGCAATTCTCTATTTTTAGAAAGTTCAGTTTTATATTTTTCAGAAGTATCATAATCATATACAGGTTTATATAATCCAATATCTGCCATTTCCAAATCATCTTCATAGATGGCGATTTTATTAAGCAATTCATTATATATAGCGTGTTTTTGCTTGTAATCTTCCCGTAATTCTTCTATTTTATCTTCTGCTCTATTTATTCCTTTTTGACGTTCTAAACACGTTTTATCTAAGTCAATAATTGGAGTATATTTTTCATATATTTCATTATAATTTTTTTCAAGTTCCTTTTTTGATTTTAAAACAACATACAAAAAATATACTAATCCAATAATTGTACAAATTAGCAAAAATACAAATAATCCCATAATACCTCCATTATTTTAAATTTCGTATCAAACCCACAACTTGACCGATTATATTTACTTCTTTAAGCTCTTCTTTTTGTAGTTTTATAGTGTCAAAATCTTTGTTTTCCGACATAATCATCAACTGATTTATGTTTTTAGCCAGTCTTTTAATAAAAATTTCGTTTTGATAACAAAAAACATAAATTCTATTATCAATAATTTGTTCACCTTCATATTTTTCAATAAGTAACTTATCTTTATCAAAAATTATAGGATACATTGAATCGCCGTATGCGTTAATCATTGAATAAGTTTTAATTGGTGATACTTTAATCCAAAAAGCTTCTTTTGGCACCTCAATAACTTCTTTTTCTTGAGATTGTACAAAAACCCCAGTTCCACAACTTCCTAACACATCCGGGTAATATTCCACCTTTATTTTATCAATTAACAAATCTTTTGGAAATTTAATATTAAAAGCTTGTTCCAAAAGGGTAAGTTCACGTTCAGGCACATCACCTTTTACAATACTTGCCCGTCTGTGCATCGTTTGACGTGTTTCGCCTAAAACCTCACCAATTTTTGCTAAGGATATTTTAGTATTTGTTAAGTTTTGTAATACCTGCTGTAGCTCACCATATTTCATTTTTTGCCCTTGTCGCATTGCTTTTTAAATTTGTAAAAAAAAAATGTTGACATTTTATATTTTCTATGTTACTATGTAACCATAAAGGTAATAAAGTTATGGAAACAAAAGAAACACAAAATTTTTCTATAAGATTAAAGATGAGCTT